GTACACCAAACAAGCAGAGGACATCAGGGAGAGTATCCGGGTTCTGAAAGAAAAACTGGAGGAAGTCCGGGAAAACAAAAGCGAACGGAATCGCTGGATTTCTCATTTCACGCAGTTTTCTTCACTGGAAACCTTAGACCGCAAAGCGGTGATTCACATGATAAAGAGCATCCATGTACTCAGCAAAAATGAGCTGAAGATCACCTTTGCTTACGAAGATGAATATGCAAAGGCACTCAAGCTCATTTCGCTGGCGGAACAGAACGAAATCAGAAAGGTTGGATAAGATATGGCACGGAAAAGCCGAAAAGAAACCATACCGGTAATAATACCGGAAACAGAACATACCTGTCGTGCCGCTGTCTATGTACGGCTGTCTGTGGAAGATACGCACACGCATACCGTTTCCATCGAAACACAGCAGATGATTATCGCCGCCTTTCTGGAAAGCAATCCCGAAATCAGCGTGTATGACACCTACATCGACAACGGAGTAAGCGGAAGAACTTTCCACCGTCCTGCATTTCAACGGATGCTGAACGATATTGAGGACGGTAAGGTAAACTGTGTAATCGTCAAAGACCTGTCCCGGCTTGGAAGAAACTCCATTGATACGGGGTACTATATCGAACAGTATTTCCGCATCCGTAGCATCCGGTTTATCGCCGTTACGGAGAACTATGATACCTCGGCTCCTGATGATGGCAGTAATGGAATCCTGATCCCGCTGCGCAACATGATAAATGAGGCTTATGCGATTGATATAAGCCGAAAAATCAAAGCACAGCAGAGACAGGCGATGAAAGATGGCAAGTTTGTTGGTTCCCGGACACCATTCGGATATGTCAAAGCGACGGACGACTGCCACCAGCTTATTCTTGATCCGACTGCCGCCGTGGTAGTGCAGAAGATATTCCAGTGGGCATCGGAAGGTGCCGGACTGAATACCATTGTCCTCCGGTTAAATAAAGAAGGGTGTATTACACCAAGTCATTACAAGCAGGCTTTAGGGGAAATCTCGCATGAAAACCTGCTGGGTAATGGAAAATGGCAGAAACGGACGGTAAATAGAATTCTTCGTTCTCAGGTCTACACCGGCGATCTGGTACAGGGAAAATCGAAAACAGTCGATCACAAACAAATCCCTGCAGATAAAGATGAATGGACAACTGTATGTGAAACCCATGAAGCCATCATCAGCCATGAATTGTTCAACAGAGTTCAGCAGATTCTCGACAATACAGCAGAAATACATAAGAGCAGAACGGTGAATCCTTATACGCCGAACATTCTGAAAGGAAAGATTTTCTGTTCCTACTGTGGTGGAAGTCTCCATCGCCAGAGAAGAATCTTTAAAAACAGTATAGAATATCGATATCACTGTATCACACGCACCCGCGCCGGTACGGAATTCTGCCCTGATAGTAAGTCTATCCGGGAAGATAAACTGCTTGCCACCTTAGCTGATATGTTGGAGCAGGAACTGGACACTACGCTCGGTACATATTCTCTTGCCCTGATCGAAGATTCCCGTCAGCTTGCGGAACGTACTGCAATCCAAAACAAAATCACCAGCCGCAGACAGGAAATTGAACGTCTGCGCGGTCTGGTGAAAGGTTTGTATGAGAACTTCATTCAGGATATTCTCACTGTGGACGAATACTTTGATTACAAGCAGAAGTATGAAGCAAAAATCGAACAGCTTTCCGAAGAAGTGATTCAGCTTGATAATGGACTGAAATCCATCGAAAAGCAGATCGAACAATACCGGAATCTGAAGCAGGATGCAAAAAGCATCAAGGAAGATCGTGAACTGACCGCCGCGCTGATTGACCGTCTGATAGATCGGGTTGAACTTTCGCCGGACAATCAGATCACCGTGAAGTATAAGTTCCGGAGTGAATTTCAGAACTGTGAGGAGGTGCTGAACCGATGCAGAAATATGTGATTGCTCTCTATATCCGGCTGTCAATTGAGGACTATAAATATGAAAGCATGAGCATCGAAAATCAGCGTCTGGTTCTGAACGCTCACGCCGCATCCATGCCGGAGTATGAAAATGCGGAAATCCTTGAATTCGTAGACAACGGTTATACCGGCACCAATTTTGAACGTCCGCAGGTACAGAAGCTCATTGAAATGGTGCGTGAAAACAAGATCGACTGCATCATCGTCAAGGATTTCTCCCGCTTCGGACGAAACAGCATTGAAACCGGATATTTTCTGGAACGGGTATTTCCGCTGTTCCACACCCGGTTCATTTCCATCAGCAATGATTATGACAGCAACAATTTCAAAGGCGATACCGGCGGTATGGACGTTGCTTTCCAGTACCTTATCAGTGAATACTACAGCCGGGATATGTCCATTAAAACCAAGAGTGCCAAATACGCCAAGATGCAGCGTGGGGAGTATCAGAGTAAAATCTGTCCCTACGGTTATCAGAAAAGTGCGGACGGCAGAATGGAACCCGATCCCGAAACAGCGGATGTGGTCAGACTGATATTCCGGTTATCTTCGGAAGGCGTAAATGCCACCGAAATCACAAGAGAACTGTTCAAGCGTGGAATTCCCACTCCCGGCGAATACAAAGCGGCAAAAGGAAATCATATGCACGATGTATCCCGAAGTCGGGGTAGATGGTGTCCCTCCACTGTACTGCATATTCTGGAAGATGAACGATATACAGGAACATATGTCATCGGAAAACGTGCAGTCACAGAAATCGGCGGCAACAAAAGCCGGCGGAAAGACCGGGACAAATGGTACATCATTCCTGATCACCACCCTGCTATTCTGGATAAGGAAACCTTCGATAAGGCGCAGGAAAAACAGCATCGTTTTTCGCTTCCCAACAAGAAACAGCGGATTCACCCGCTGAAAAGTAAAGTCTTTTGCGGAAACTGCCATCATGCGCTGTCACGGGTATCTCAAACGAATCAATATTATATGTGCCGCCATTCACAGGCTGATCCCAACAGTCAATGTTACTCATTGAAGATGCCGGCTGCAAAACTGGAACAGATCGTATTTCAGACGCTGAAAAAGCAGATGGAATTATTCCTCCCCGGCGAGGCAGACGAAACCATTCAGATGGGCGTATATGTCGCAGAACAGTCGGAGTACGAACGGCAGATTGAATCCCTGAATGACAGTAAACAGGTTCTCTTTGAACGGTATTGTATGGGAGAGGTTGATGTGGAAAAGTACAAAGCGGAAAAGGCATCCATTGATGCTGAAATTCTGCGAACCAATAACGCTTATGCTGCTGTGACTGCTCAGGCAAAACATCAGCAGGAAGAACAGGTTCAGCGGGACAGCCGGAATGAGATATGGTCGGCTGTAGCTGAAGCTGATGAGTTGACGCCGGAACTGGTTGATATGCTGATTGAGAAAGTTGTGGTGTTCCCGGATAAGCGCGTTGATATTGTGTATAAGGTGAAGGACTTGTTTGAATGAAATATAAATCGGCTTTGCTGATGTATGCCTCCTGCATCTGTGAAGCCGATTTTGTGGTGATCTGATGGTGCAAGATGTTGTTACGTATATAGTTCACATTATGGCGGTAGAAATATGAGGAACAATGTGGTATAATATTAAAAATTTGAATGGAGGTGCCTATTTATGCAAATATTCTGGACTATATATAAGAATCTAGAAAAAGAACTCATAGATCTTTCCAATAATATTCATTTTTGTGATACCCAAGAACAAGTTTATTCCATTCACATAAGCGATCTACTGATACGTACATCGGTTGAAATTGAAGCAATATCTAAAGAATTATACAAATCAGCTGGTGGTAACATGACGCCTGTAGATAATGAGGGAAAAGAGCGCGATCTATTCTTCGATACTGATTGTATTCAATTTTTAGATATAAACTGGGGAATTACAAAAAAGTATGTCCATCTTGTGTCCCCTAATTTTTATTTTTCCAAAGCAGAAAATAAAACATTACGTCCTTTAAAAGATTGTAATAAACGTGGTTGTGGACATTGGAAAAAAGCTTATCAAGCAGTAAAACACAACCGACTGGAATCCATTACAGCTGGAAATATTGGTAACTTAATTCGTGCGATGGCATCACTTTATTTATTGAATCTTTACTATAGAGATGATTATTATGAAATCGGTACGGTTTTAAATACCATTCCTTTTGATACTCGAATGGGATCAGATGTGTTTTCTGTATCTCTCGCCCATGCTGAAAAATTTGATTATAGTAAATGCTTAACAGAGGAAAATGATGCCAAAGGACTACGCCATGAATATGAAACATCAACATTATTACAAAAATATTCTGATGATACATTCGAATTATTACGTGACTCCTTAAAGAATTACAACGATGAAGCAAAGCAGCGATTGCTCGAATCACCTGAAGTCATTCAGTTTTTTAAAGATAATCCTGAATATGAAATCAAAAGCTTGTTATCTTTCGCAAATGACGCTGGTGGAGAAAAATTAGTTAATAGAATCTTAAAAGACCAGAATATCATCAATGATGTTTGTAAGGCAAAAATGATTGTTGTCCTAAATAAGAGGCAACAAATATATCCTACAATCCATTAAAATTACGCTATCTGAGTAGATACAATACGTAAATGCAGAAATCTCAGACTTACCAAATCTATTGGTAGGTAGTTTGTGATTTCTGCTTTTTCAATATATTTTTTGTCGTGAGCTTGACATACGGGTGTCTCAAATCATGAAATCTGTTCTCCTCCAGCCCATTGGCTTTCTGGAACCGTTTCCACTTCTTCGTCCATGCATGGGGATGATACGGTGCGCCGTCTTCCTTGCGTACAAGCAGACGGGAATCGTGAAAGTTGCTACCGAATTCCTGCCTGTCCGCCTGATACCGGAGATATTCCCCCTGCAGGATGTCCAGAAGCTGTTCACCAAG